AAGAAATATTTCCAAAACAAAGTATTAAATTAGCAAACGAAAATTGTATTATGACTATGTTTAATTATGGTACTAAAATAAAATTCCCAAATACAGATGTGGTTAAAGTAAAACTTAAAGGTGAAGCAAAAGATTACTTTGATAGAGAATACTTTAACATAATTTACAGTCATATGGTGAATGGAAAATGGACCGGAAAAAATAGCAAAAAAAATGTAATTTAACCCTAAAAAGTATGCCGTTTTTGGTGGAACGTTATACTTATATATGTAAACACCGCGTGTAGGATAGACACGTAAATAAAACCATTAAATTAATAAATTTTTAAACTTAAAAGGAGTAATTATGGCAATTAACATTGACGCAATCAGAGGTAGACTGAACAAACTACAAAACACACAAAAGAAGAGTGATTCATTATGGAAACCTACACCAGGTAAAACGCAAGTAAGAATCGTTCCTTACAAATTCGATAAGGATAATCCATTCATCGAATTGTATTTTCACTACAACATTAATAACAAAACTTATTTATCACCACAATCATTTGGTAGACCAGACCCTATTGTAGAGTTTGCGGATAAACTAAAAAGAATGGGTGATAAGGAAGATTGGAAAGCTGCTAAACAAATGGAGCCGAAGTTAAGAACTTTCGTACCTGTTTTGGTTAGAGGGCAAGAAGGTGAAGGAGTGAAATTTTGGGGATTTGGTAAAACTGTATATCAGGAAATTTTAGGATATATAGCAGACCCAGATTATGGTGATATCACCGACCCAACCAGTGGTAGAGATATTACAATTGAATATCAATCCGCTGAAGAAGCAGGTACTTCGTATCCTGTAACAACTATCAGAGTTAAACCAAAGCAAACACCTTTGACTGAAAATGCTGATAACGTTCAAAAGTTCTTGGAATCACAAACTGAAATTACAGATTTATATTCTGAATTATCTTATGATGAATTAAAATCAGTATTAGAAGGTTGGTTAAATCCAGGCGCAGCAAATGAAAATGCTAGTGAACCTTCAGTATCAGCAGAAACTCTTTCAACTAAGAAAGAAGCTGCACCAGTAAAAGATGATTTACCATTCGATGTAGATGAGAAAAAACCTGCACCATCAAAGAAAACTGATGATGTAGCAGCTGCATTCGATGATTTGTTTAACGGATAAACCCCAATAAATGGCGAAAAAAGAATTAGATTTAGCGGACATCCTAGCGGGTGAGCTTAACAAACAAGCGAAAAATAACAAAGTGGCATTCTTCTTAGATGAGGACGAAGCACCTACAAATGTGCAAGGTTGGGTATCTACAGGATGTGCTATGTTAGATGTAGCAATTTCCAATCGCCCTTATGGTGGTTTTCCTGTTGGTAGAATCGCAGAAATTACTGGTTTAGAACAATCGGGTAAATCATTAGTATCGGCTCACCTACTTGCTGAAACACAAAAGCAAGGTGGTGTAGCTGTTCTTATTGATACAGAAACGGCAGTGAGTAGAGAATTTTTAGAAGCAATCGGTGTTGATGTTTCCAAACTTCTTTATGTATCAGCTGATTCGGTTGAACAAATCTTTGATTTCACAGAAACTATCATTGAGAAAGTTAGAGAAACTTCCAAAGATAAATTAGTTACTATCGTAGTAGATTCGGTAGCAGCAGCATCAACAACTAATGAGTTGGCAGCTGATTACAAAAAAGATGGATATGCTACAGATAAGGCAATTATTATATCTAAGGCAATGAGAAAGATTACCAATATGATTGGTAGACAGAAAATCTCATTGGTATTCACTAATCAACTTAGACAAAAGATGAACGCTATGTTCGGAGACCCTTGGACTACTTCAGGTGGAAAAGCTATTGCTTTCCATGCTTCAGTAAGATTAAGGTTAAAGAATATGGGGCAAATCAAAATGAAGGTAAATGGTAAGGATAAGACGGTTGGAATGAAAGTTCGTTGTCAAGTAGTAAAAAACAGAATGGGACCACCTCTAAGGGCGGCTGATTTTGAAATCTACTTTGATAGAGGAATAGATAACTACGGTTCGTGGTTAGGAGTAATGAAAGAAAATAAACTATTAAAACAGGCTGGAGCTTGGTACACTTACATTGATACTGAAACTGGGGAGGAATTAAAATTCCAATCAAAAGATTTCATAGAATTAATGGATAATAGAGAAGATGTTAGAGAACAAATCTATAAAAAGATATGTGAATCAACAATTCTACAATATAAATCAGATACCCTTGATGTTGAAGCAATGGAAAGGAATTCTGAAGGTGCCGAAGAAGAAGCATAAAATTAAGTTATGGAAAAAACACTATTTGAAATGTTAATGAAGGGAGCTGAAGCTGATAAAGCTAAAGCGCTCCTTTCATTGGAATTATTAGGAAATAAAGCAGTTGGTATTGGAGACCATTCTACAGAAGATTTCTACAAAAATGCAGATGAAGCTCTCATTATGCTGGTAGATGCGGATGATAGAATCGCAACTTTAAACAAATACTTTAATTCCTCAACTGGTGATGTTATAAACGGATAAATGAAACAATTATACAAAAACATATGGAACTCGGTTGAAAAAGAACACAACCAAAATATCGATAAAAAACTCAATGATAGAGTATTAATTATAGATGGTTTAAATACATTTATCAGATGCTGGTCATCCATTCCTACAATGAATGATGATGGTGAGCATGTTGGTGGAGTTACTGGTGTTCTAAAATCAATAGGTTACGCAATTAGAAATGTACAACCGACTCGTGTTGTTGTTGTATTTGATGGACAAGGTGGTTCACTTTCCCGAAAAAAGAAATTTAGTGGATATAAAGCTCAAAGAGATAAGAATAAACTTAGAGTAAATCGCCAATATAAAGATTTGATGAACGACGAAGATGAGCGTGAATCAATGAAAAGGCAATTTGTTTGGTTAAATGAAATGTTAGATGCATTACCTTTAACTACAATGATTTACGATGGAGTTGAAGCTGATGATATTATGGCTTATATATCTACAAAACTTTTAAAGGAAGGTGAACAATCCGTTATAATGTCAACTGATAAAGATTTCTTACAATTAGTAGATGATGATACAATCGTATGGTCACCAACTAAGAAGAAGATTTATAATACGAAAATGGTAAAAGAAGAATTTGGTATCGAATCAAAGAACCTTTTACTTTACAGAGTTTTGGATGGTGATAAATCAGATAATATACCAGGTGTTTACGGATGTGGTATTAAAACAGTAGTTAAACGATTTCCTGAAATTACGGAAGATGTTAAATTAACTGTAGATGATTTATTAAAATTATCAGAACAAAAAAATGAAGAGAAAAAGGGTAAGATAAAAATCTATAAAGATATAGTTGAAGCTAAAGACCAAATACTATTAAACAGAGAACTAATGCAATTAGATGATGTTGATATAAGTGGTAATATTAAAATGAACGTATTGGATAGATTTAACGAACCTATTTCTCCGATTTCAAAATTAGGATTTATGAAAATCTTAAATAAATACAAAGTAATAGGCAACTTTGGAAATATAAACGATTGGTTGCGTGATACTTTTTCAAATATAATTACGAAATAATTTGGATAATTCAAATATTTTTCGTATATTTGTTACAAATATTAAATTAATAAAAGATAAAAAATGGAAAAATTAAAACTGGATGGTTTTATTAATCGATATAATCTCGGTGGTGAGGTAGAATCGGTAATGTTAAACTCAACTGATGCGAATGTATCGGTAAAAATGATATCAGATGACAAAACTTTATTAGGTGATGTTACTGTTACAGAAAAAGAATTCCCAACTGGAGATTTTGGTATTTATACTACATCTCAATTAAAGGGGTTGTTAAGTGTATTAGATTCTTCAATCAAAGTAGAAGAAACTACAGGCGCTCTTAAATTTAGTGATAAGGGAACTAAGGTTCAGTATATGTTAGCTGCACCATCAGTAATCCCAGCGGTACCTGATTTAAAAGCATTACCACCATTTGATTCCGATTTAACATTGGATGATGAATTTGTTACTAAGTTTATCAAATCAAAAGGTGCATTAGCTGATGCTGATACATTTACATTCACTTGTAAAGATAACAAAGGAGAAATCATCTTAGGATACTCTTCAATCAATTCTAATAGAATTAGTATTAACGTTAATTGTACTTGTGAAGGTGATATCGAACCGATTGCATTTTCAGCAAAATATCTTAAAGCTATTTTAATCGCTAATAAGGGTTCTAATAAATCATCATTAAAGATTTCTTCAAAGGGATTAGCACATCTTTCTTTTGAAGATGGAGATTATGTTTCTAATTATTATTTAGTAGAGATTAAATAATGAGTTTTTGGGATACCGAACCAGCTAAACCTGAATTTATATTTGAGGATGAGAAACAAAAGCTCATTGATAATATGGATTATCTTATGGAAATGAGTGTTGAAGAACAGACATTATATAAGAAATGGGTTGAGCTGCAGGAGGATTCTATGTTAAGAGATAAATCTACCATAGCATCTTATTATGATTGGCAGTGGAAACCAACTGATATCAATAACAAAGAACTAACTATTAAAGAAATTGAAGAGTTAGAACCTTGTATTGAGATTGTAGATGATAAAGAGAGTGCCACAAAGTGGACTCACCTTCGTAGAATGATTCATACAATGAGTTGGACAGCTAATCCTGGTAGGAATGTTAAAATCTTTATTAAAGATAAAAAAAGTGGTAAAGGTTTAGGTTTAGTATCACTTGCATCTGATGTTACATCAATGGGTGTAAGAGATAAATACATAGGTTGGAATAAAGAGAATAAGTTTAAAGAAGGTAAACTTAATTATACAACTATGGCATCTACTATAGTATGTACTCAGCCATTGGGATATAATTTCTTAGGAGGTAAACTTACAGCTATGATGTGTACATTACCAGAAGTTAGAGAATTTTGGAAAAAGAAATATGGACAAACTTTAATCGCTGTTGGTACAACTTCTCTTTACGGAATACATTCCCAATATAATGGAATCCCACATTACAAAACATTAGGTGAATCGGCTGGTAAGATTTCCTTAAAACCAGATGATGAGTTTTATGACCCTTGGCATCAATGGATAAAAGAGAATAGAGCAGAGTGGTATCAGAAAGCTATTACTAATGAAAGAATTCGTAATGGTAAAAATATGGGAGCTGGTAAAGGTGCTAGTGGACCTGTAAGTGGTATCAAACAAAAGATACTAACTCAGATTTTTAAAGAGTGTGGTATCAAAGCTACAAGTTATCATCATGGTTTTAAGAGAGGAGTATATCTTGCTATGATGTATGAAAACGGACCTGAGTTCCTTCGTTCTGAAATCGAAGAGAAAGATTTGAAGATGAAAAAGAAGTTTACTGAAGGTATTGATTACATCAATAATTGGTGGAAAAGACAAGCAATTAAGAGATATTCTAAATTGCATGATAATAACAAACTTAAACCAGAACATCTGTTTTACATAGATGCAATTGGTATGAGTTGGGATAAAATGAAAGAAAATTATTTAAAAGAAGTAGGTAGGTAATGAACGAAAAAGAATTTGTACAATGGTTACGAGGGTTCTTAGAAGGAATCCATCATTATAACATAACGCCAGCTCAATTGGATTTATTGAAAGATAAACTATCAGAAGTAAAAGTTAAGAAATCACTTTACGAATATAGTATATCTTCCATATCTGATTACTGGACTAGAAATACAACAATAGATTAATATGGCATTTTTTGAAGAAACTGAAGAATCAGTAGATAATTCATTATGGGTTGAAAAATATAGACCTGTAAAGCTTGATGATTATGTGGGTAATGCACACCTAAAAGAAAAGATTGCACAATATATAGAAACTGGTGATGTACCTCATTTACTATTATTTGGTAGAGCTGGTACGGGTAAAACTACATTAGCTAAATTGGTTGTAAAATCAATAGAATGTGATTATATGATTATAAACGCATCTGATGAAAACAATGTAGATACAGTTCGTAATAAAGTAAAAAACTTTGCATCATCGCAAGGTTTTAAAAAGTATAAGATAGTAATACTTGATGAGTTTGATTATATGACACCAAACGCACAAGCAATACTTAGGAATTTAATGGAAACATTTTCTAAACATTGTAGGTTTATATTAACTTGTAATTATGTTGAAAAGATTATTGAACCTATTCAAAGTAGATGTCAAACATTCCAAATTATTCCTCCAACTAAAAAGGATGTAGCTGTACAAATGGATAAAATCTTAAAAACCGAAGATGTAAATTATAAGGTTGAAGATTTAGTACCTATTATAGATTCAGCATATCCTGATATTAGAAAGGTAATAAATACCTGTCAACTTAATTCATTTAAAGGTGAATTAAAAGTATCTAAAAATGATTTAATGGATTCTGATTTTAAAACTAAAGTTGTAGAAATCCTAAAATCTTCAGATGATACCAGAAACAAATATACCAAAATAAGAAAAACTATAGCAGATTCAAAAGTACAGGACTTTACAGAAATGTATTCACTTCTTTATGATAAAGTAGATGAATTTGCAAATGGGAGTGTAAGTGGAGTTATTTTAGTATTAGCAGAAGGTCAACATAGAGATGCGTTGGCTGTTGATAAAGAAATTCCATTTATGGCAACAATATTAAATATATTATCAAACATTAAATAAATTATGGCAAAACAATTGAAATTTGATGTATCCGCAAGAGAATCCCTAAAAAGTGGATTAGATACATTAGCAAACGCAGTTAAGGTTACATTAGGACCAAAGGGTAGAAACGTTCTACTACAAAAACAACATGGTTCACCACATATTACCAAAGATGGTGTATCAGTTGCTAGAGAAATCGAATTAGAAGATGTATTCGAAAATATGGGAGCTCAGTTAGTTAAAGAAGTTGCATCCAAAACTGCTGATGAAGCAGGTGATGGTACAACTACAGCTAC